GTAGAAATAGAGCATGGCGAATTTGGGCGAGATTTTGGTGTAATTCCAACTAACGATATGACTATGGGTCAATTTCAGCTTTTACAGGAATCTAAAGATGAAATAGACGCAATTGGTGCAAATGCTGCTCTAACTGGCAAAGAAGATCGAAGCATGTCAGGTCGTGCGTTATTGGCTCGCTCTCAGTCTGGAACTATGGAGCTAGGGCCAGTATTTGACGCACACAGAGCGTGGAAGCGTAGAGTATATCGACAAATATGGAATAGGATTAGACAATATTGGACTGAGGAGCGATGGGTAAGGGTAACAGATGACGAAAACAATCTTAAATATGTTGGATTAAACAAGCCGGTTACCGCTGCACAGGCTTTTGAAGAGAATAACTTGCCAATTCCTCAAGGTTTAGAAAACGATCCTAGATTGCAAGCTCGGGTAGGTACGGAAAATCTTGTTGCTGAAATGGATGTGGACATAATCATTCAAGAATCACCCGATACAGTCACTATTCAGGGCGAGCAGTTCGATTTATTAGTTCAAATGTATCAAGCTAATCCCCAGGGCATCCCGTGGGAAAGCGTTATTGAAGCATCAAGCCTGAGAAATAAAGATCAAATATTAGGCAAAAAAGACCTAACTCCAGAGCAAGAGCAAGCCCAGCAACAACAACAACAAATGGCTGAAGCTCACATGCAATTAGAAATGGGTGAAAAACAAGCTATAATACAAGAGAAAGAGGCTAGCTCTAACGAGAAGAATGCTAAGGCTGAAAAGAACAAAGCCGAGGCTATGAAAGTATTACATGAACCTTAAGTGATGCCGACTTACGGGCAAATAGTGCCGCCGACTCAAGGGCGTTAGGAGAAGTAAATGAGTGATCTAGATGATGTTTTAAATGGAGTAGAGCCGGAGCCAGTTATCGAGCCAATCGAAGAGGTTGAGGAAATAACGGAAACACTCGAAACAAAGGGCGAAGAATCCACGCCGCCGGTGGAAGAAACACCAGTAGAGGTAACAACGCAAGACTTACAGGCTAAAATCGAGTCATTAGAAAAAGAATCTAACGGTTTAAAATCTGCTGCTGCTGCTGAAAGACGAAAGCGGCAAGATATGCAGAAAGACGAACCCAAAGAGGATTTTTGGACAGATCCTGATAAGTCTTTAAATGCAATGGAAACACGGTTATCAGACCGATATGACGATAAGTTTATTAATCTAAGTGAGGATTTTGCCAGAAAAACATATGACGACTATGACGCAAAAATGGAAGTCTTTGGAAAACTGACACAAAATGATCCTAGTTTAGTCGCAAAAATGCGAGCTAACTCAAACCCTGCTGAGTTTGCATACAATGAGGCCGACAAACATCAGAAATTAGCTGAATTTGGCGACCTTGATAGTTATGCAGATAAAATCAGAGCAGAGGAAAGAGTTAAATTTAATTCGTTATTAGAGGAAAGAGTAAGCGAAGAAATTACAAAACGGAAATTGCCAGGCTCATTAGCTAACACACGAGCGGCGGGCGGTAACACGACTGTTAATGTCAACGACTCGCTAGAAAGTATATTGGGTAGATAATTAATACCGTGAGGTATCAGGTTTTATCGCTGCGAAGCGTGATTCTTCCCTTAGATGGAGTGGGTAGATAATTAATACCGTGAGGTATCAGGTTTTATCGCTGCGAAGCGTGATTCTTCCCTTAGATGGAGTATAAAAAATGGCTAATACACAAACAGCTTCTGAATTAGTGGTTACGGAATATTTACGTGACTTTTTTAAGGAGTACATTAGAAATAATCGTTTTTCTCGTTATACGGGAACAGGCGTTAACAATGTTATTAATATTAAGGAAGGTCGTAAACGAATTGAAATTCCCTTAGTTACTCGCTTAAAAGGCGATGGCGCTACGGGTTCAAATACTTTACGCGGCAATGGTGAGTCAATAGGTAACTATGGGCATTTGCTAACACCTTCTTACTATCGTCATGCGGTAGAGTTTGACAAAGAAGAGATGGAAAAACCAAACATTGATCTAATGAAGGCTGCACGTCCTTTACTAATGGATTGGTCTATGGAATTAACTCGCGATCAAGTCATTAAAGCGATGATTGCTATGAATGCATCAGGCACTTACGTTGACGCAGCCGATGCTTCTGAAGCTAATGCAGATGCATACTATGTGGCTAACTCAGATCGTATCTTGTTTGGTGCGGCTATCTCAAATGGCGGCGGTACGGATCATTCAGCAGGTTTGGGTGCTCTAGACAATACTAATGATAAGTTAACAGCGGCGGTAGTTTCATTGGCTAAACGTATTGCTAAACTATCAGATCCACATATCCGACCTATTAAAACTTCTGAAGACGAAGAATGGTACGTGATGTTTTGTGGTTCTTATGCGTTCCGAGATCTTAAGACAAGTTTAAGCACTTCACATCAAAACGCCATGCCTCGTGATAAGGCTAAAAATCCTATTTGGACTGATGGCGATTTAGTTTATGACGGTGTAATCATTCGCGAAATACCTGAGATTGATGCTTATTCAGATACTATTGATGGTTCTGCAACCACGTTGGATTTTAAAACGGGTGGCGCTTTAGGCATCCGAACTGCCCCGGCATTTCTATGTGGTGCTCAAGCGTTAGGTTTTGGTTTAGGTCAAAAGCCACAGATTATAGTTGATAAAACTTATGATTACGGTTTCCAGCCTGGAGTAGCGGTTGAATGTAAGCATGACATTGATAAGATGTTTTTCAATGAAATTCAGCAAGGCATGGTTACTGTCTATACAGCTTCTGTTGCTGATTCATAAACATTATCTAAGTCAAGAGTAGGGAAGTAGGGTGTTTTTTCCCTACTCTATTAACAAATTAGGAGTAAATTATCATGGCAGCAGAAACATTAGCTGGAACACGTTCAACCGCAACTTTTCCACAGGGTGGGGCGGGGCCAGCGTTTGGCGTACAGGCAGCATGGGGCACAATTACCGTCGATGCTTCGAGTGAAGATGGTGACATCTGGCAATTGTGCCGACTACCAGCAGGCGCAACCGTTATCGGCGGTTGGTTAACGGGGATTGATGGTGATTCGGGAATCGAAGCCTTAGACATTGATATCGGATGGGCAGCAAATGGTGTAGATGCCGCTGACCCTGATGGATTTGGTGATCTAGGAACTTGGACGGGTGATGCTTCGGCAACTAAACCAACAGGTAACTTTTTTAACCTTGCTGGTGTATTGCAAACGGTTGGGCCCAAAACATTTACAGCAGAAACAATTATACAAGCAGAAACTAACACAGCAGCGGCAACCGGCGTGGCTATGGAATTGACTGTAGTTGTATTGTATTTGTTTAATGCCGCTTAGTTTACATAAAGAACAATGGCCCTTTATCCCTGAATGGCGAGACTATGCTTTTGAAAAGTGGAAAAGTATAAATCCACATGGAAGAGTTGAAAGAATTAACGATGATTCTATTAAATTTTTCTTAGATAAAGCAGAGCAAGTTTTTAGGGATAAAGGAGTCAAGTTTAAATATGTAAAAACATTTATTAATGTAATGTTACCCGAAGAGGGGAATGGCTATGCGTCTGGATATCCGCACGTTCACTACCCCCTTAACGGGTCTTCATTTATTCATTACATGGATGACAGCGAAACTAGGTTAAATTGTATTGTTGATGGTGAAATAATCGAAACAATTTATCCAAAAAAAGGTTTAACTGTATTTTTTCCTAATGATTTAAGTCAAGGGCAGCAGAAGAGTTAAAAAAGCTCGATGGTAAAAAAGGTTTTATTTTTATCGGTAACGGTAATGATGACCCAAAAGAATTTAAACTCTATGGGTATGACTTTAAATTAAATGGTCAGCCGGTAGACGTATTAGACAAGTTCGCAATAAGTAAATTAATGGGCCATTCACATTTTAAGCGGGTAGGGTATGACAAAAACTAACTTTATTGCTTTAGCGTTAAGAAATATCGGAAAGTTTAGCGTAGGCCAAACAGCTTCTAGTACAGACACCACAGCAGCTACAGTGATTTACAACTCAGTTTATGATTGGTTAAGCGAGCGCGGCTTAGTTACCTGGGGTGTAGAAGATGACTTGCCAGATTGGGCAGTTATGCCAATGAAACGGTACATTAGCCCTGATTTAGCAAGAGAGTTTAGTGTAAGCGAGAATCGAATTGCATTTTTTCAGGCAGAATCTCAAGTAGGTTTTGACGATCTTTTAAAAGCATCTAGTCAAGATTGGACAGATGAAGTAACAACAGCGGAGTATTTCTAATGTCAACAGGCGACACAGTAAATGAAGGGGCATTGCGAACCATCGGAGTTTTAAGGGTTGGCGGTAGTGCTTCAACAGATCAGAAGGCCGTAGCATTAGAAGCGATCAATTTAATACTTGGCTCATTATCCAATGACGGATTAATAAAGCCATACAGAACAACTGAGAGCTTTTCAACGGCTAATAGTATTGCTGATAGAACTATTGGCGCGAGTGGCGATTGGGACACTGTTAAACCAACTGATATCGAGGCTATGTGGGTAAGAGATACAGCCGGAGTTGATCATATAGTTCGTTCTATGACAGCAACAGAATATGCAGAAATGGCCGGTAAAAGTCTTTCAGTGGGCAGACCTGAACGATATTATTTTGAGCCTGTAGACTCAGGAACACCAGCGACATTATCAAAAGTTTATTTCGAGAAAACCACCAGCGCAACAGAAACATTTCATCTAATTTCATATAAAGAATTTGCACAACTTTCAGCTATTACTGGAACGATTGCGTTACCCCCCGCATGGATTAGGTTGTTAAAATTTAACTTAGCGGTAGATTTAGCTACTGAATATGGCCGAACAGTTACGCCTGAATTATCAGCATTAGCCCTTAGCTCAATGAACAACGTCAGAATGTTGATGGCAGATAATATAGAGCTAGATAATGCCTAGGGTTAACCTTTTTGGTGATACTGGCGAAAGTTGGAATGATTCTATTTCAGCGTCAGAGTGCGTCAATATGGTTCCATTTTTATCAAATACTAAAAATACACTAGTTTTTGATACTATGCCTGGATTGGAAACCTATTATGAAACAGCTACTGGAACAGATGAAATTCAGGCTGTTTTTTTAATGCCGAATAGTTCTTTTTCAGGGTTTGCGGCAAGAACTTTTTTTCTAAAAAGCTCTTCAGGCGTTACAACCGTGAATACATTAGAGGATGATTTAACGACTGTAAACGTGCTAGGTACGTTCACCAGTCCTGGTATAGAGGGTTATGCTTTTGCATATGATAAGAGCGAAACTGGTGGAAAGTTGTTAATAATAGCGAATTTATCAGTATCTTATGATGAAATTACGCTAAATAACGATCCGGCATCAGACTCTCTTTCGATGAAATCGTCAAGCATTGGGTTCTTTAATAATATTAACTATTTTGACGGATATTTTTTTGTGAATGTAACGGATTCAAATAATTCACATAGAATCCATTCAACTGACTTTGGAACAACTACATTTTCATCGTTAAATTATGGAGATATAACAACAAAAGCTGGCGAGATAATAAGAATTGAGGAAGATAAACGAGAGTTATGGGTTTTTTGTGAGCATCATATAGAAGTTTGGTATAACGCTGGAAGTTCAGGGTTCCCATTACTTAGAAACCCATCGGTAGTTATTGATATTGGATTGTATGCCAGAGATAGTTTAGTTAATTTTAATGGTTCGATGATATTTTTTGGTAAAAATGAAGTGGGGAAAATAGGCGTTTACCAACTTTCTGGGTATTCTGTTGAAGATATAACCCCAGGAATACTTAAGCGAGACATATCCGAAGCTAACTCTAATTATTCTCACATTAAACCCTCTATTGCTAGGGCTATAAATTTAAACAATTTTCAAC